CTGTTAATGTTACAATGGCCGGAACTTTGGGAGTTACCGGAGTAGTGTCCGGCGCAGGGTTTACTGCTGGTAGTGCTGTTATCAGCGAAGCAGAGTTAGAATTACTTGACGGAGTAACGGCTGGTACAGCGATTGCTTCTAAAGTAGTTACTACAGACGCAAATATAGACACTACGGGACAAAGAAACCTTACCATATCCGGCGAATTAGATGCTGCAACCGGAGATTTCTCGGGCGCTGTTGACATTGCGGGAGCACTGACTCTAGGCGGCACAGATCTAGCTGTCTCCCACGGCGGGACGGGGGCGGGGACATTTGCCGCCAACGGAGTTATCTTTGGAAATGGGACAAGTGCCCTTGGTGCTACCGCCGTTGGCACAGACGGCCATGTTCTCACCTCGAACGGCTCCGGTAGTGCACCGACATTTCAATCCGCTGGCGGCGGGATTACCATTGGCACGCCACAGACCACCGGCACCGCAAGTTCCGTAACCTTCACAGGTGTACCTGCTGGCACAAATCAAATCGAGGTGTCGTATTTTGGGATCACCTTTTCAACCTCTGCCGTGGCCCGGCTGCGGCTGGGCGACAGCGGGGGTCTTGAAACCTCCGGCTATCTATCCAGTGTCGGCAGTCACTCCGAAAGCACAAACCACACGGACCACATGGCCCTGCACAATAGTGGGATGACTAGTGCCGGAGCTTCGTGCGTTATTCAGTTGAGCCGCGTTACCGGCAACACTTGGTCGATGCACTCCGTCTCTCGGGGAAATCTGACTAACTCCGCGTCGGCAACTAAGGCGTTGTCCGGCGAGCTAACGCAGTTGCAAATTTTTAGCAACACGGGGAATTTTACCGCTGGCACAATCCAAATAATTACTGAATAAACGGAGGCAGTCATGCCGCAGAGAATAGAACACAACCTGACGACTGGCGTGACCCGCACGCTTGATTTGACGGCAGACGAAATCACAGCATTGAACGCGATGCACGCGCGAGCGCCTGCTGAAAAATGGGCGGAAGTACGCAAAGAACGCGACCTCCTACTCAACGCTACTGACTGGTGGACCATATCAGACAGCCCGGACATGACCGACGCACAAACGTCCTACCGAAAATCCCTTAGAGATCTGCCAGCTAATCACGGCGATCCGTTTGACATAACTTGGCCGACCAAACCCTAATGCCGCTAACAAAGATACAATTTCGTCCCGGTGTTAATCGAGAGACTACCACTTACGGTAATGAAAACGGCTGGTTCAACTCCGACTTGATTCGGTTTCGTAAGGGTCGCCCGGAAAAGATGGGGGGATGGGAGCGTTTAAGCGCAAACCCCATAGACGGTGTTGTCCGATCTCTACATACATGTGCCGCTCTGGACGCCTCTAAGTTTATGGGAACCGGAACGGAAACCAAGTTTTTTATAGAAAAAGGTGGTGAATACAGCGATATCACTCCGCTGAGATCTACGGTTACCTTGGGTACGAATCCTTTAAAAACAGGTGCTGCGGGAAGTGGTGTAGTGACGGTTACGGCAAATGCTCATGGTGCAGTAACCGGAGATTTTGTTAGTTTTAGTGGCGCAACTACAACTGATGGCGTTACCGCCGCACAGCTTAACATTGAACATCAACTCACAGTGGTTGATTCCAATAGCTACACAATTCCTACGGCGGGGTCCGCAAGCTCCGGAGCCACGGCAGGTGGCGGTTCTGCAATTATTGCAAACTATCAGATTAATACCGGTCTTAACACCGTAGTAAGCGGAACAGGTTTTGGAGCAGGCCTTTGGAGTGGTTTATCAACGGGGTATTCTCAGACTACGTTGAATGACAGTGGTGGTATTAATGCGTCGGTTACCTCTTTCACGCTTACAAGCGGGGCCTCTTTTGAAACCGCCGCAACCACGACCAGTGCCAACCTTACGATCATTAGCTCTTCCATTTCGGTGGCGGATTCTAGCGGGTTTCCGGCAAAGGGAACCCTTCTGATTGGAAGTGAAAAAATACGGTACGGGACAAACGTCGGCAACGTGTTTGGAGACATTGTTCGCGCTGAAGACGGAACTACGGTTGCCACGTCCTCAAGCGGAGACGCAGTAGTTTTTGTTGGTTTGATGCTTATAGGCAGTGAGCTGATTCAGTATACCGGGAAGTCTACCCATGTGATTGACGCGGGTGTTGTTCGAGGTGTTCGCGGCACTACGGCAGCGGCGCACGCCGATGGAGTAAACGTTAAGGAAGCAAACGACTTTGTAGGGTGGGGTGAATCTTCCAGCACCGCCGCGAGCTCGGGGTCTAACATTCGTTTGTGGTCACAGGACAACTGGGGCGAAGACCTTCTTCTTAATGTTTTTGACGGAACCCCGTACTATTGGGATAAGACTCTGGGCCTTGGTTCACGGGCCACGGACCTTGCTTCACAATCAGGTTCTTCCGATTCTCCGACAATAACGCGCCTTATTATGGTTTCCGGATCAGATAGGCATGTAGTTTGTCTGGGATGCAACCCTTTAGGTGAAACTGCTCAAGACTTACTTATGGTTCGTTGGTCTGATCAAGAAAATCCTGTTGATTGGACGCCTACCGCTACGAATACAGCAGGATCTCAACGCATTTCTTCTGGGTCTGAGATTATAGCCGCGCAGGCAACTCGCCAGGAAACGCTTATTTGGACAGACACAGCACTTCACGCAATGCGTTTTACGGGGCCTCCGTTTACCTTTGGGTTTAGTATGCTGGCCAACAACATCTCAATTATAGGTCCCAATGCGGTAACTACGATTGGCAACAAAGTCTTCTGGATGGACCGCGAGAACTTCTACGTTTACACGGGCGCTGTTCAGGTCATCCCCTGCACGCTTCTCCGCTATGTGTTTGATGATATTAATCTTGAGCAGAGCTTCAAATCATTTGCGGCATCCAACAAGATGTTTGATGAGGTTTTCTGGTTTTATCCCAGCGCAGATTCAACCGAAATAGATCGCTACGTTAAGTTTAACTACAGTGAAAACACTTGGGATTTAGGAACTCTGTCAAGGACTGCTTGGGTAGATTCCGGTGTTCACGATAATCCAAGAGCCTCTGGCACCGCCAGCGATGTAAATTATGTTTACATACAAGAGCTGGGTGACAGTGACGATGGTTCGGCTATGAACTCCTTTATTGAATCCGCCGATTTTGATTTGGGGGATGGCGAACAATTTATGTTTGTTAGCCGCCTTATTCCGGATATTGACATTACAAGCTCTGATTCAACTGCTTCGGTAAACTATGTCCTAAAGACACGGAACTTTCCTGGGGACAGCTTGACCACTAATTCTACTAATGCGGTTACGTCTACTACAGAGCAGTCCTTTCTTCGCAGTCGGTCACGTCAAGCTACGTTGCGAATTGAAAGTTCGGCATCAGATTTGACGTGGACGTTGGGTGATCTTCGCCTTGATCTTCGCCCTGATGGGAGGCGGTAGTGGCTAGCTTACTGGATAACAGTATGCCTTTAGCTCCGGACCAGTACGAGCCGGAAGTCTTTGTGCGGATTCTTAAAGACATTGAGATGGCTCTCACAAAGATAGAGTTTCCTGCGGTTGTTAGCGGTGAAGACGACACCAATGGCGTGAACTGGTTTATGAACTGATGGCTTCAGCATATAAAAACATAGTGACGACTGTTGGGTCCACGGGTGATGTGGTCGTTTACACATGCCCTGCGGCTACTGCTGCCTTAGTTAAAAACATCAACCTGTACAATAGCCATACGGGTTCTATTGTGATATTTTGCAAAGTAACCGATAGCTCCGCTTCGGCAACGGTGATTTTGCAGAAGATTACTCTGGCCACTTTGGCTTCTTCTTCAGCTACCGCAGACGCTTCCTTCACAGGTCCTTTTGTCCTAGAGGCAGGCGATACGCTAGTTCTCAACTGTGCTACCGCAGCAAAGATACAGCTCTTTGCTAACGTTCTGGAGCTTTCCTAATGGCTATAAACACCGCCCCTAAATATGCAGGAGAGCCGACCACGCAATCCGTAGCTAGTGGTTTGGCCACTCTAGGTCGTTACGGCGACAACTACATGGTACATGCGGCGGAAGGGGAGACGATGATCCCCAAGGAGGTTTTTGACGAAAACCCCACCCTAAAGCAGGATTTATTCCGCCAGATGGCGATGATGGGTATCAAAGACCCTAATCGTTATGTTGTCGGACACGAGCTCAACTCTATAAATCCGGATACCGGACAACCAGAGTTCTTCTTCAAGAAGATATTCAAAGCCTTTAAAAAGGTTGTTAAGAAGATTGCGCCGATTGCGGCGCCGATTATTGGTAACATGATTGCGCCGGGTATTGGCGGTCTTATTGCTTCTGGCCTTGTTACAAAGATGCAGGGCGGTTCGTGGGGAGATGTTGCGAAGTCTGTGGCTCTTAGTTACGGAGCAAGCGCACTTACTTCAGGTATTGGTGGCGCGTTGCAGGGTACGAGTTTTGGAAATACAATTGGTATGGGGCCTGTTAATCCTACTCAGGGTGGTTTCGGTGGATTTACAAGCGGTTTAGCAAGAGGTTTTAGCGCGCCGTTTCAGGCGGGTAGGGGCCTTATACAGGGCGGTACGGCTAGCCCACTTGCTCAAGGCATCCTCGGACCTCGAGGCGCCGGCATTTTCAGTCAGAGCTTGGCCAAAACGCCCTTTGCTCAAAATCGAGGGACAATGAGTACTTTGTTCCCTGGTTATCAGACAGGTTCTCAGTTAAGCGCGGCGGGAATAGACCCTCAGACAGGCGGACTGAGTGAAGCCGGAAGAGCAAATGTTCAAATTGAACAGATTAAACCCACATACGACGATGCTTTTAAACAGGCACAAAAGTCTGATCTTGATCCATCCTTATATGACAGTTACGCCAGAGAAGTATCCGGAGGAGGCGTGAGCTCCCTTGATCAAGCGTTATCTAACGCCGGACTAAAATCTTCTACAACCGCATCAAACTCTGGCTCTGGTAAATTTTTGGGCTTAGACTTTCCGGGAAGTGAACTTGCAGCAAAAGTAGCGGGTCCGGCTACAGTTTCCGGCTTGTTAGCAGGTGCCGCCTACTTCCTGACCCCGGAAGAAGAGACTACCGCTCAACGGGTTGCCGCACTGAATGCAAATAACCCGCGTCGAGTGGCCTACGATAGGTGGCAGGGTATTGCAGACAAAAATTCGGAAGCCGCAATGGCCTTGAAAAACGAATGGTATGGTCCGAGCTCATACACAGCCGAACAGTTGAGCCGAATGTATGGCGCACAGCCCATTTCAGGAATTACTGCCGCAACGGAGCGGATGGGTAACGCAATGGGCGGTGAAATTATAGGACCTGGCACGGGGACCTCTGACAGCATTCCGGCAAGATTGTCCGATGGCGAGTTTGTAATGACCGCTCAAGCTGTTCGTAACGCCGGAAATGGTAACAGGGATGTCGGAGCAGCTAGGATGTATGATATGATGAACCGCTTTGAGCAGGGAACAGCGTAATGGCCGAGACAACACTTTCAGAACAAGTAGTCCGGCAAGCCCCCTACCTTGAGGAGTTCCAAAAGAAAATCCTTGAGGCAAGTTTTGCTCGAGGTGAAACCCCTGTAGACATCCCTGATATTCAGGTTGCGGGTTTGGACCCCCTTACGCAGCAAGCTTCTACAATTGGTCAGGGCATCGGCCAGTATATGCCGTTCCTGCAAACAGGTGCCGATACCATCGGTACGGGGCTTTCTACACTTCAGGACCGATCCGGTGTCGTTCCGGGCCTGTTTGAGCAGTCTCAGCAGCAGGCTTTAGGAACCACTGGCGCATATGACCCGGCGAGCGCAGCCGCGTTCATGGACCCGTATCAACAGAATGTTACGCAGGATGCTCTTGCAGAAATGCAGCGTCAGGCGTCAATCCAGCAGAACCAGTTGAGCGCGCAGGCGGTTGGCGCCGGAGCGTTTGGCGGAAGCCGTCAAGGAATTGCTCAAGCAGAGTTGGGTCGTAATTTAGCTGACATTCAGAGTCGTCGAGTCTTTGAGGATTTAAGCCGCAACTTCAGTCAGGCTCAAAATGCCGCGCAGACTACTTTTCAAAATCAACAGAACCGCCAGCAAGGTGTTGCCCAGCTTCTCGGCAATCTAGGTACATCTCAGTCACAGGAAGCTGTTCGATTGGGCTCCGGTATTGCCAGCTTGGGCAGCGCACAGGCACAATTGGCCAACCAAGGACAGGGTCTCATCGGCCAGCAAGCGCAGATGTTCTCGCAGCTTGGCGCCACGAACCAGCAGCAGGCGCAAAGGGAACTCGATGCGGCAAGGCAAAGTCAGTTGCAGCAGTCCTACGAGCCGTTCCAGCGTGTGAGCTTTATGAGCGACATCTTCAAACCTAATATTGGCTCGGCACAATCCACACTGGGTACTCAGGTAGCGCCGTCGCCAAGTCCGATATCACAGGCAATTGGTGCTGGTGTTGCCGGCTTTGGTATTAATAAAGCTCTTGATAATCCACTTGGTCGCTTGTTTGGTGCCAAGTAACTTGGAAGTATAGCGCGATGATTCGACGTAGAAATCCCATTCAATCCGCCGTCGCCGGACGTAAGCTGTTTGCTAATGGTGGTATGGTTAACCCTGTGGAACAGCAGCTATCGAATGTAGCAAATCAGATGGCTATGCAGCAGCAGATGGCTATGCAGCAACAGCCACAACAGCAGCAGCCAATGGGTATTATGGCGTCCTCACAACCCTTGGTCGATGCTGTTACAGCCGATGCAAACAACCCCATGGGCGGTAATACACTGTCCATGGCCCAGGGTGGTGCGGTTGTAGACACAAGTCCCGCATATGTGTTTGCTAATGGTGGTTCTTCAAGGATTGGAAGTAGAGCACAAATTGTTCCTGGTCTTTCCGATGGTGTGGTTGACCCTATGGCTGCAAAAAACTTGCGAAGCAGGCAAGAAATGACAGCGGGGGAACTTACTAATGCGATGTTCCCGTATGAAGCTGGTCTAACCGGTGGATTTCTAGGTCCTCAGAAAAGTCGCCCTGGACCTTTGGGTCTAGGACAAGAGCCGGGGCCTAGCCGCCCAATTGTTGATGCTTTGAGGCTTCCTTTTGATTTCTTAGACCAATCCGCTAGAGGATTAAGCCAAGTTAACGCGACTTTGGGTCGAGTCCTTTTTGATTTTGGGCAAGCGGCCCTTTCAACAAAACCCGAAGAAACTGATTACACAAACTTTTATGGCCAGATACGAGCCGTTAATGACGCTCTTCGACGAGGTCCAAGTATTCAAGGTGTATCTGCGGGAGACGTTGGTAGTAACATCAGCAATATTGCTAAAAGCTTAATTGGGGAAGACCCAAACATAACTGGCGAAAAGTTGTCTCAAGCTATTGCCCAAGGTATTTATACTAAATACGAACAACCTTTCGTTGACGATCTTGATGCTGCGGATGCTGCGGATGCTGCGGCCGGTGCGGGATCTGTTGGTGATGGCGGCGCCGAGACTTTGGCGGGAATGGGCGCTGTCGGTGACGGCAATGCTGCCGCTTTCCTAGAGGAGCAGGACACACTGGCGGGAATGGGCGCTGTCGGTGGCGGCAATCCAGAAACCGACGTAGTAACTCCGGCAGTCACTGTCCCTGGTCCAGCTAACACTGGTCCAACTGCTGTACCGGGAAAAGATGTTTCAACCGATGGACAAGATGTTTCAACCGATGGACAAGATGTTTCAACCGATGGACAAGATGTTTCAACCGATGGACAAG